ATACACGAAACATCAAAGAATACGGCGGAAATAAGAGCAACGTGGGCACCTTCCTCATTCAATGGCAGGGCGCGACTGGCACCATGTTTGACATGTCGAAAGAAGGCGCGTTGGGCCGTCAATTAACTGCACGCTATGGCGAGCGTTCGCGAGTAATGTGGAAAGCGTACGTGCAACGCGAAAATGATGTCATGTCCGAGATGAGTCAATTAGTCAAGCGCGTCATGGACGAAGCAAACAGAGAGACCGCGTAATGGCAATCAACATCCCGATCATCAGCGAGTTTGACGGCAAGGGCGTATCTAAGGCCATCAAGCAATTCAAGCAACTTGAGACCACAGGAGAAAAGGCTCAATTTGCAATCAAGAAGGCTGCCGTCCCTGCAGCTGCCGCGCTCGCTGGTTTGGCTGTTGCCCTTGGTGATGCCACACGCGCTGCGATGGAAGATCAGCAGGAGCAGGCGGCGTTAGCGCTTACTTTGCAGAATGTGACTGGCGCGGGCGCTGCACAAACCGCACAGGTAGAGAAGCAGATTAGCGCGATGAGTCGAGCGTCTGGTGTTGCTGACACCGAATATCGCAAAGCATTAGAAGCACTTGTGCGCGGTACCAAAGATGTTGGCATTGCCATGAACGACATGAACCTTGTCATGGACATCAGCACCGCAACAGGCATGGACTCTGCCAGCGTCGCTGACGCGCTCGCCAAGGCTTACCAGGGCAACTTTAAGGCACTCCGATCATTGTCCCCAGAAATGTCCACCATGATCAAAGAAGGCGCAAGCCTTAACGAAGTCATGGACGTGCTCGGTGGAACCTTTGGCGGTGCCACAGCAAAGAACGCTGAGACCGCTGCCGGCAAGATGGCAATTCTCAAGAACTCCATTGGCGAAACCAAAGAGTCAATCGGCGCTGCCCTGCTACCTGTGCTCGAGGCTGTGCTCCCTGTACTCAACAAGTTCGCTATGTGGGCTCAAGACAACCCGAAAGCATTCTTGGCTATCGCAGCCGCCATTGGCGCAGTCGCCGCCGCAATCGTTGTCACCAACATTGCCATGGCACTCAACCCGTTCAGCCTGATCGCTGCAGGCGTTGCGTTGCTGGTCGTTGCTTTGGTTGCCGCATACAACAAGTTTGAGTGGTTCCGTGACGGCATCAACGCAATCGTTAACACCGTTATCGGTTTCTTTGCTGGCATGGTCAACGCTGCAATCGGCGCGGTCAACGCAATCATCAGCGCTTACAACTCAATCCCGTTGCTACCAGACATTCCAAAAGCGCCAACAGTTCCTGTGCCACAACTTGGCAAACAAGCACCATCGGCTGTGGTTGCTAAGAAGATCCCACGTTTGGCTGAAGGCGGAATTGTTAACTCCCCTACTCTTGCCCTGATCGGCGAAGCAGGCCCAGAAGCCGTGGTGCCATTAGACCGCATGAATACTGGCGGGGGAGTGACCGTCAACGTCACGGGCGGGCTCTCGACTAGCGCCGAAATCGGTCAAGCCGTGGTTAACGCATTGCGCGCCTACTCTCGGAGTGCAGGGCCGTTGGCCTTGAATATTGCCTAATGCCCGGCACAGCAGTTGTTGACTCAGGCAACTATGACCTGCAAATCGCCACAGGCTTTATTCAGGACGGCTTCACGCTTGATTCAGCAACCAAAGGCATTCTAGATAACACGCAGTACGTGCTTGATGGTACGACAGAGTTCGCAAGCGTCATGGATTCGGTAACGACAATCACGGTTAAGCGCGGTAGACGCGACATTGGCGACACGTTTAGCGCTGGCACAATGACATTTACCATTCAAGACGTAGACGGCGTGTTCAACCCGTTTGACGAAAACAGCCCGTACTACGACACAGCCGAATCACAGCCTGGTCTCGCTCCTATGCGCCAGGTCAAACTGATTCGATACAGCTCTACAGATGTTCCTGAATTGCTGTACTCGGGCTATGTCGTGAATTATGACTACAACTTTGCGCTTGGCGGTCTTGACACCGTGACGGTCTATTGCGCTGACCAGTTCTATTTGCTGTCACAAACCTATTTGGACGAGTTCAACCCATCAGACGAAACATCGGGTGCACGCATTGAAACCGTGCTTGACCTACCAGAAGTTGATTTCCCAGCCTTGGCGCGCAACATCTCCACAGGCACCGTCAACCTTGGCCACGACGCCGCGTACACCGTGCCGGCAGGAACCAACGTGCTGCAATACATTGCCCAGATCAACGACACCGCCGAGTTTGGGCGTCTGTTCATGTCGCGCGACGGCGTGCTCACATTCCAAGACCGCATTGGAAACACCATCTCAGCATCGGTGGCCGACTTCCATGATGATGGCACAAACTACAAATACAACGGTGTAGGCATCTCATTCGAGGCCGACGCCGTGGTCAACCGTGTGGTTGTTACAGGTTTAGACGGCACAACAGCAACCGCGACCAACGCGGCATCGATTGCCCAGTACTTCATTCAGACGACCAGCATCACTAACAGCCTTTTGCATGAAGCAGGGGAAATCACAACCGCGGCGTCCTACCTGCTTAACCCGCAACCAGAAGCCCGTTACACGTCAGTAGAGACCGCGTTTCTCATGCTAGACACCGCCCAAAAGGACGCCCTGGCAACCCTAGAAATTGGTGACACCATCACCGTAGAAAAGACATTCCCGAGCGGTGCCGGCACAACCCAGTTGGCGCAAGAGCTGTCCGTTGAAGGCATTGAGCATTACCTGGACTTCAGTACAGGCCACAGGGTGTTGTATTCAACCGCTCCAACCACGATCGTTTATGAGTTGATCTTAGATAACGCCACGTATGGCACACTCGACGCAGAGAATGTTTTAGGATAAGGAGCACTTATGGCAACTAGGCAAAGTTTCACCGCGGGACAGGTATTGACCGCAGCGCAACAAAACTCGCTGGCAACCGCACAAATAGCACTTAACGCGCAAACGGGCACAACCTACACAGCCGTTTTGACCGATGATGGCAAATTGATTACAGCCGATAACGCTGCCGCGATTGCATTAACTATCCCACCAAACTCGAGCGTCGCATTTGGTATTGGAACCCAGATCAACATAATGCAACTTGGGGCAGGTCAAGTCACAATTACCGCTGGTGCTGGCGTAACATTGCGAAGCGCAGGGTCAAAATTAAAAACTAATGCTCAATATGCTGTCGCTACTTGTTGCAAAATTGCGACCGATACTTGGGTAGTCGTCGGCAATTTAAGCGCATAAGCCATGCAGATTTTGGCTGGAGTTGGTGCGGCGGCAGGCATTGAAACCCTTGAATACTTAGTTGTTGCAGGTGGTGGTGCTGGTGGTGGTGCAGGCGGCGGTGCTGGTGCTGGCGGTTACAGAACTAGTAACTCGTTTTCTATGGCTGGTATTTCATCATTCACGGTAACTATCGGTGCTGGTGGTGCAGGCTCGGTAGGCAACGGAAGCGGTACTTGTAACAACGGAAATGACTCAGTTTTTAGCACTATCACTTCAACGGCTGGCGGCGCTGGCGGTAACTCTATTAACGGCGTAGGTCGTGACGGCGGTAGCGGTGGTGGCGCAGGCTTATCACTTACAACTGTTAGCGGTGGTGCTGGTAACACACCATCAACATCACCTTCACAGGGTAATCATGGTGGTTTGACTATTGGTAATAGTGATGGTTCAGGTGGTGGCGGTGGCGGTGGTGCAAGCGCAGCAGGTGGAACAAGTTTCGTCGGTGCATCGCCCGGCGGCGCTGGCGGTGCTGGCACGTCGTCAAGCATAAACGGAACAGCAACAACACGCGCTGGTGGCGGTGGCGGTGGAACGTTCAACGGTGGAACACGCGGTTTAGGTGGTTCGGGTGGTGGCGGTAACGGTGGTACGGGAACTACTGGAAGTAGTGGAAACAACGGCAACGCAGGAACAGTCAACACAGGTGGCGGCGGTGGTGGTGGCAGTTACGGCCCAGGCGCGCCAACAAATAGTTCTTATGGCGGTAACGGTGGTTCAGGAATTGTGATTCTTGCTTACCCTGATTCAGCCCCGCCGTTTACAACAATTGGCGGCGGTCTTACTTACACAGTAAGCACCGCAATCCGTTCAGGGTATCGTGTTTACACTTTTACCGCTGGCACAGGAACGGTGACTGTCTAATGGCACACTACGCATTTTTAGACGAAAACTTTGTAGTCACGGAAGTAATAGCAGGCGTTGACGAAACTGAACTTATTGACGGTTTAGACACCGAAACGTGGTACGCCAACTATCGAGGCCAACCATGCAAACGAACTTCATATCACAACAAGATTCGCAAACAATACGCAGGCATTGGTTTTACTTTTGACGAAACAAACGACGTGTTTATTTGCCCGCAACCGTATCCGTCATGGATTTTGGATAGCAATTATGATTGGCAATCCCCTGTGCCATATCCAGCAGGCGATGGTTTTTATGTGTGGGATGAAGAAACGCAAACTTGGGAAGCGGTATCGTGAAATGGATGCTCAGATCGTGGTGGCTCTTGTCGGTGGTGGCTTCGCTGTATTGGTGGCGCTCATTAGCAAAATCGGCAGCGACAACAAAAAAGACCACGGGCAAGTACATCAAACACTTGGCCGAATAGAAGAAAAGATAGACAACCATGTTGAAAATCACAGCTAAAGACAAAGCAATGTTTGCCAGTTACCTGCGTTCAGTCGTCGGCGCGCTCATCGCCGTTTACTCGACAGGCACCACAGACCCACGCGACTACGGCAAAGGTGCAATCGCAGCAATCATCCCACCATTGCTCCGCTGGGTAAACCCTAAAGATGCAGGCTTCGGGCGTGGCGATAGCCAAAGCTAAAGAAGGCGTGCCAAACGCACGCGACTATATCGGCAATGCTGACGGTGCATCACCAGCACCACGTGCCGGCATGAACGAATGGATAAAGCAAGCAATCGCCGCATCGAATGGCACGCTCTGGAATAACGGTTCTTGGGGTCAACGTGACATGCGCGGTAAGCCAGGCTCATTGTCGGTTCACGCAACTGGCAGAGCTGTTGATCTGTCGTATCGCAAAAGCGAAAAACATCCCAAGGCTGGCCGTAAAGAGGCTTTGGTGTTTATTGACAAACTTGTCGCCAACGCAAACGATCTTGGCTTGCAATGTATTTTGGATTATTTTCCGCAAGAGCATGGTCGAGCATGGCGCTGTGATCGTCAGGCATGGCTCAAGTACACCAAGGAAACCATCCACGGAGCACCAGGTGGCGACTGGTTCCACATTGAGATAACCCCACAAGCTGCAGACTCGGTAATCTGGGTAAAAGCCGCATTCTTAAAGGTGTTCGGGGAAATCCCACCTAAGGCTTGATCTATGTTCTAGGGTCGGAGTACCGACAAAAGGACA